ATCCTCAATGGGGTGCAGCGCCTCAAGCGAGCTTTCAACCGAGGGCGCTACCTCATCACCGAGGAGGTGTGGAGGCGAGGCGAGCGCGCCACAGGCAACAGCATCCGCAAGGCACTCATGAGTTACGCTTGGGATACTAAGGAGCAACCCAAGAAGGATGGGCGCGAGGATCCTCTTGATGCTCTGCGCTATGACTGCATCTTTCACTATTGGGCAGACGAGGTGGCGCGCGGTGGGTATACTCCGAGAGCGAGACCCAACCGCAATAGGCGCGCTGGTATCTCGACCAATACAAGGAGCTTCTGATGCCCGATCCCTCAGCTATCCCTCCCAGCATTATCGAGAAGGCGCTCGACCCCAACAACCTTGTCGCAGTCGTCACCCTCGCTATGCTGTACATGTTCTATCGCTTCACCTCGACCCGCTTTGATTTGGAGCGCGAGGAGCAGAAGGAGCTCGTTGAGCATATCGACAAGCTAGAGAAGCGGATTGATAAACTTGAGGCGATGATCGAAATCTTGAAAGAGAAGTGATCGGTGCTGTGTTAAGTAGTTGGTCGGTCATGATCAATGTTTGATTTAATCATCAGCGCTATGGGGGAACCATGACCGACCAACTTCTTTCTGTCATGGGGCATGTGTGGTGCAGTCGATGTAAGAGGATGGTGCCAGCCGTTGGTGAGCATCTCTATCTTACATCGGCTGCTCTTTGTGCTGAGCAGACAGAGCCTCTTGACTTAAGTGTGTTTCAAGCAAAGGGCGAGTGGTCAACACTTGACAAAGCCCAACCAAAGCACGACACTGCTGATTGACGTAATGGAATAGCTGACGATTGATGGAGGACTTATCCTTAATCATCGAGGGCTAAATGAGAAAGCTCGATTATCAATCAGAGCCAGGTGAGGCACCACGCCACATGCGCGCGCTTCACCCTCGCTTCTCGGTGAGGGGGATCAGCGGTACGCAGTTGAGCGGTGGGGTGATCACAGGATATGAGCGAAACCCTCAGCTCACCGGACTCAACTGGGTGACCGAGGCTGAGGATATGCTGCGTACTGATCCTGTGGTCAGGCGCTCTTGGCATATGCTCAGGCAGACGCTTCTCAGCGCTACTTGGCGGTGGGAAAGCTCCGACGATTCAGACCCTGTGTGCAACGAACTCGCGCGCTTCGCCAATGAGTGTTGGGGGCTTGATGGGTACGCAGGACAGATGAGCCTCTCATGGGAGGAGCAACTCAGCTACATGCTTGAGTTTGTTCCTCTTGGTTATCGCTACGCCGAGGAGGTCTACAGGGTAGGCCCCGATGAGAACGGCAAGGTCAGGGTGTGGCTCGATCAGTATGCAGACCGAGAGCCAAGCGCCCACATGAGGTGGTTGAGCCGAGATAATCAGCACCTTGATGGAGTGCTGCAAAATACAGTCGGTGTGGGCAAGGTTCCTGAGCCTATCCCTGCTAACAAGCTCCTCCTCCTCACCCTCAACCGCACAGGCTCCAACTTTGAGGGCTCGGGCATGTTGAGGCCTGTGTGGTGGTGGTGGCGTACCAAGCAGCGCATCGCTAACCTCATGTGCGTTGGTACTGATCGCTGGGCTATCCCTGCGCCTAAGGTGAAGGTAGACCGCGCGCTCGCTGAGCAACAGGGCCTCACCGATGCCGACATCAACGCGATGATCGATGAGGCAGAGGCGCAGGCTCAAGCCTTCTTAGCTGCCGAGCAGAGCTACCTCATCGACAACCCAGTGGTCAGCTTTGAGACCTACAGCGCCGCGCCCAACCTCTATGCCCAAGGGCCTCTCGACATTATCCGAGAGTGCGATAATCAGATCAGCCAAGCCTTCCTCGCTCAGTTTGCCAACCTCGGCATCACTGACACAGGCTCCCGCTCAGTGGGTGAGGTTCACCTCTCCATGTTTAGGCGCGCGGCGATCAACCTCTGTGACATCGTGGCGAGCGCAGTGAGCGGTGTTGACCGCCGAGGCGGTGGAACCATCGGGCGTCTTGTCCGTTTTAACTACGGCTCTATTGATGCCTCCAAGTTACCTCGCTTGACTCACACAGGTCTTGACACTGACGACCTCGCAGACAGCTTGGCGATGATCCCTGATCTCGTCTTGTCAGGTCTACTCACTCCCGACAACGAGCTTGAGCGCGCGATCCGTGAGCGCCTCGGCGCGGGTGATCTGCCAGAAGAAGCTCATCGTGACGCCATTGATCGCCTCATGGCTATTCGTGGCGGCTTTGATCGCAGGAGTCGAGGGGTGAATGATGTCAGCGCTCTCGCAGAGGCAGCTCTCGCAAGGAGGCGCAGACATGAGAAGGCTTAAGCGTGGGCTAAAGGTCGCTCTGGCTATTCCCAAGAAGTATAGCCACATTGACTTCAAGCCACCTGAGGGAGCTCGCAAGGCAGCAGAGCGAGCACTGAGGCGGCGCGCTGATAAGCCTCAGTCTCAGCGAGGCATGACTGCTGTCGGCATCGCTCGCGCTCGTGACCTCATCGCAGGCAAGCGCCTATCTCCAGATACAGTCAAGCGTATGCTCGCATACTTCACCCGCCATGAAGTCGATAAGCAGGGATCAACCTGGGACGACTATGGCAAGGGCCGTCAAGCATGGGATGGCTGGGGTGGAGATGCGGGCTATGCGTGGGCGCGAAAGGTTGTGAATCAGATGAAAGCTGCCGATGAAAAGGTGACTGCTCTCCGCGCCTATGGTGAGGCAGTGCAGGTCGCTCCTCAAGTCACCTATGATGTGCCCGAGGGCTTAACCCTCGGCAAGCCCTTCAAGACGCTGGCGCTCGGTCAAGTCTCCTCACGCATGAGCGGTGAGAAGATCGGCGCTGAGATTGACCGCGCCCTCCTCGAGGAGATGGTGCGCGTCTACAAAGAGAGGCGTGATGCTGATCCTGTCATCATCGATTGGCAGCATGCGACCTCACCCTTTCAAGGTGGCACACCTGCACCTCCTGAGAGCGGTAGCGCTCTCGGTATGATCGTTGACCTTGAGCTTCGTGATGATGGCCTCTATGCAGTGCCAGCCTATAACGAGCGCGGGCTTAAGGTGGTGCAAGATGCAGGCGGTGTCCTGTGGAGCTCACCCGAATATCTCCAAGGCGAGATCTTTACACGCGATGGCGGGGTCAAGGTGGGCGATGCCCAGCTCCTCGCTGTCACCCTCACCCCACGCCCTGCTCAGTCAAATCACAAGATTGATAGGGTCACCCTTAGCGAAAAGGAGCAACAGATGGACGAGCAAATGTCTGTCGAGGAGCTCAAGGCCGCGCTGATGGCAAAAGACGCCATGATTGCTGAGCTTGAGCAGAAGATGAAAGACATGATGGAGGAGTCTGATGCCTCCCTCGCTGGCGAGATGCCCGAGGAGATGGCTGAGGACAAGCCCGAGGAGGAGGAGCCCAAGAAGATGGAGGAGGAGCCCAAGAAGCTCTCAGAGGAGCCTGTGGTGCAAGCCATGAGTGAGGCAACTCTCCTCAGCGAGATCAACGCCCTCCGCGCCAAGAACACTCAGCTCTCAGAGCGCCTTGAGGTGATCGAGGCAGAGAAGCGTAGCGTAGAGCGCCGTGAGGCTGTGAGCGCCCTGCTTCGTGAGGGCAAGGTCGCACCCGCTGAGCAGGAGGCTGTTGAGACAGCTTGGGATCAGCGCAACGCTTCTCCTGTCTTTTGGAAGATGTTCAGCGAGCGCCCTGCTGGTTTCGCTGTTCCTCTCGCTGAGGTGGGTCATGGCGCGAGCGGCGAGGAGCTCAACCGCGCAACCCTCGCTGAGAAGGTCAAGGCCCTCGCAAGCGAGAAATCAATCTCTTTTGAGTCTGCTCTCAACCTGTTCCGTGAGCAGAACCCTGATCAATACAACTCAGTGTTTGGAGCTTAATCATGAACACTCAGAACATCGTCAAGTCCTTTGTCGCAGCGAGCACCATCACTGAGTTCGCTCGTCACCCTCGACACTGCTGGCAAGGTGGCTGTTGCTACTGACGCCACCTCTGACCTCATCGTGGGCATCGCTCAGCGCGGCGCCTCTGCGGGTGATGTGGTTGATGTCTTGGTGCACGGTGAGAGCCGCGCCATCGCAGGCGCAACCCTCGCCCTCACTGATACGCCTCGCCTCGCTGTGACCACCGCAGGCGCAGTCAAGCCCGGTGACACCAGCGGTGACTATCCTGTCGCGCGCTTCCTCCCCAACGTCAATCAGCTCGGTGCTTCAAGCGGTGAGCAGGTGTTGGTTTTCTTCCACGGCCCCATCGTGCCTAACGCCTAAGAGGTGATCCATCATGGCTAGTTCATACAGCAACCTGCATCCTGTTGACGAGATTTTAAGCTCACTGGTCATTGAGGCCGTTCCTAGTGATAATCAGCTTATCGCTGACGCCCTCTTTGAGACTGTGAAGATCCCTGAGCGCTCAGGCACCCTCCTCCTTGAGGAGACCCGCAACTTCATGGGCGCGGGCGCAGGCCTCGACCTTGAGCGCGCTCCCGGTGCCGCTCGTGCGAGCATCGGTGGCTTTGATCGCTCAAGCACCACCTTCAAGGCTAAGATCTACAGCGCAGCTGACTCCATCGCGATGGAGGACATCATCGACTCTCAGTACCCCGGTTCTGAGGAGGCGCGCATCGCCAAGAAGGTCGCTCGCGTGATGAAGCTCGCCAAGGAGAAGCGCGCCGCTAACCTCCTTTTCAACGGCTCTAACTTCAACACCGCAAGCTCAACCGTTCAGTTTGGTGGCAAGTTCAACGCCTCAGGCGCTGAGCCTCTCACCTACCTCCATGAGCTTAAGGATGTCCTTTTTGCTAACGCTCACGGCATCAACCCTGACTCACTCGTCTTGGGTCGTGAGGTGTTCCGCGCTCTCGCTCGCAACCCTGAGGTGCGTGGCTACGTTGGCGACAGCTCAGCAGGCATCGCTTCAGGCTCTCGCATCCTCAGCGATGAGGCAGTCAAGGCTGTGCTGCGTGACATCCTCGGCATCCCCAACATCATGGTGGGTGAGGCTCGTCAAGATGTGGCTATCCCCGGCGCGTCTAGCTCCGAGGGCTACATCTGGACTGCTGACACGATCTTCATGGGTCTCCTCAAGGGCTCTGACGCCATCGTGCAGAAGTCTGGTGGCGTGAAGGCCATGCCTGTTGCCGCGCTTAACTTTGAGTTTGGTGGCATGGTCGCAGGTCAGTACGACAGCCTCGACCGCACCCGCCGTCACGTCTACGCTGAGGAGAGCCACATCTTCCAGGCGATTGACGCTGACCTCGGCTTCGTGCTCACCGACTGCCTCTAAGATGCTCTGCTCCTGTGGTCGACCTCATAC